CCGTATGCGGTTCCATATACTCATTTGGGTCTTTGTCTCCATAGAATAATTCAGCAACTCTACCGTAAATATCTTTAATTTTTTTTAGATATGAGGCTTCTGTATGTGTGTTATCACCGTGGTATGTGCCATATCCAACATGTTGCTCTATATTTTCATATTCGTATGTTACATTACTACCCCAAGTGTCGACGACTTCAGAAATATTCCAAGCTATTACTTGATTTTGCTGATTAGCAATAAGCGAGCTGCTTCCAATCCAATTGCCCCATTTTATTAAGTACTGAACTGTCGATCTCCCACTTCCTGTATCTCCATATATATATTTTGTACCATCTTCTTTAGTAATTTCCCATTTTTCTGAAGTGGGATAATAATGGATTCTCCAAAATTGATAGTTTTTAGTTTCATATACTTTTGCAGTTGTAACTGCATCAGTTCCAGTTCTAATTAATTTATTACTTGAACCTCCCTCCACCAAGTAGAATTCATCATCATCACGTGCACCAGTTTGTTTGTTATCTACAATAATTTGAGGATAACCCATTGACCAGCCTAAACCCAATATACCAGTTGGTGCTTCTAAATTCCAAGTACCGACACTTTTATCTACCCCGGCAGATGAATATGAAATAGCAACATTTACTCCAGATAATGATATAAGATTTAGTGGCAAAGCTACATTACCGCTAAAAAGATTTACACTATTTGCCAATGCACCAATGTTATCTGGGTCTGTGGCAAATGTTTTTACCGCTGGTGCTGATGTAGATTCTTCTTGCGCAACCACAAGATTTACAAATAACAAAATAAGAACGAATACTAATATATTTTTCAATTTCTGCCTCTCAACAATATTTTTTCACGTATATTTTTAATAAATCACGTTATAGAATTATTTTTTTTCTAATTTCTCAATACGCTTCTGCAAATCAGCAATCATTGTTTGTTGTTCTTGGATTGCTTGGGTAAGAATAGGAATAAGTTCAATGTAGTTAATCGCTTTATAAGTCATAAAAGTTGGTTCTCGCTCAACAACATTAGTATCATCATTTTCTGGATCAATATGTTTTGGTTCTTCATTGATAGGTTGAACTACTTCCGTAACAAGCTCAGGAAATACTAATTCCAATTCTTGTGCAACAAAACCATATTTTTTCCCTTTTGGAAGGTTTATACTTTTATCTTCTTTATAATTGTATGTTTTTGCTGATAACATCGAAATCTTTTCAAGCGAATTATCCATTTTTTTTATGTTTTGCTTTAATTTCTCATCAGAAGGATTTGTCAAAGTTCCAGTAATTGTTACATTTCCTGAAAAATAACCTGCATAGTTATTCACATAACTTCCAGAAGCAATTGCATAGATACCATAATTTGCATAACTATTACCTGTGCCATAAGCATAAACGCCATAATTTGTATTGGCAGTACCAGATGCCCTTTCATAAACACCATAATTATAGTTATTTGAATTACCTAAGGCATCTGCATAAACAGCATAATTAGTAGTTGTTCCATTCGCCGCATACCCCCTTACACCATACCTATTTCCGCTTCCAGCTATATCTGATAATCCATATACTCCAATATTTCCACCTCTAAGAACACCTCCATATCCATAGCCTGGGTTCGGTTGAGAAAGACTATAAATACCTCGATGATGGTAATTAGCTGCGGGGCCTGTATAAATAATATTAAGAATTTCATGTGAAGTACTGGTCAAACCATCTGAAGTGATATGAAGTTTAGTGTTATCATCTGGTAATGTAGTACCAATACCAACACTTCCAGTTGAATTAACATGAATTTGAGCGATAACCAAATTAGTAAAAAGCAATTAGTGGTAGGTAAATATTTTTCTTAGTCATGGTAAGAGTCCCTTAATTTAGTTTATAATTATTCCAATATTTAAGCATAATTTAGTACAACATTTAAAAATTTAATATTTTACAAAAAAAGTATTTGTTGCATGAGAAAAAGATAAGACAATTAGATAAGTGCCCATCTCAGAGTTGCAACCCTTCAACAATATTTGTCGAAAAATAATTATTAATATTTCGATTGTCAAGATTAATTTAATTTATTTTAATCTTCTTATATTAATATTTGTACTTATTATTTATAAATATTTTAGGTCTAAAAACAATGGACAATCTATCTTAATTATATTCAAGTATCATTTTTTGTTTTTATAATAATTAGAGGTAAGTAGGAGTTTTTATGAAAGCCAATTTGTAAATTTATGTTTGGTAGAAAACAGAAATAAAAAGAGGTATTAATTGATTTGACAAAAATGGAGTAAAATACAATATTAAATAAGATAGGAAAATGATTCATTTAAAGTACTTTAGAATTATTTTGCGAATAAAAGAACGAATAAAAAAGCGACTGTGGAGTAAAACCATTCATCGAGATAAAAAGGTTTGTTTGATTGAGAATAAATTTTGAGGGTATCAGTTGAAGATTTTAATATTTCGGGGTATCTGTATTCTATGCTGTCGAATGCAAATGTTTGAGGTTCTAATCCAAATTTAACGATACCAGAAGTTCCGAGTATTGAATCACCGACAAAAAATCGTGCTGAATAAATTGAAATGGAATCTTTTGTGTTTTCTTGTGTGGGGGTTTTCTCGATTTGCGGAGCAAATTGTGACGCTTTTAATCTTTTAAGTTCTGCCTTGAAAAAGTATTTAAGAGAATCGAATTTCTTTTGATTTGTGACTGTTGTGATTGTGTCCCCTTTTATAATTTCGGTATGATCAATCTTAATTTCATTCGGGAATGTGAAATGATAAATAATTGCAGCTGATAAAAGAATGATTAAAAAGTAATTAAGATTTTTCATTTTCAATCTTCTTTTGAAAAACGTTTGAAGTCTGATAAATTCCACTAATTAAACTAAGAGCAATACCCAATTCAGAAATAAAAAGATTTTCGCGATTAAAAAGTAATTCAATAAGAATAATCATAAAAAAAGCGACTAATGAAACGAGCCAAACGACGAATTTTCTTGATTTAAGCATTATTTAAGTAACTCCGATTTATTTTTGTTATCTCTTCTTTTCTTCCCGTAAAAGACACGGGACAGGCTTAACAGAAAAGAAGCAAAAGGTCAAGACTGCGAAAATATTTCTAAAATTTGATTCGTTCTGCTACAGAAAAAGAACTCGTTCCGACCAAGAACATGTCGGAACTCAAACCCCGAATAAATACTCGGGGCAGGCAGCACTTTTCTGTTTAACGCTTCCCTACTCAAATTTCTTAACGAAATATTTTCAAGGTCAGCTACAAAGAGCAAAAAAAAACAAAACATATTGAAAATGGTTCAATAAAATGGAAATTTCATGGTTGATGTATTTTCTATTTTTTAGCATTATTTAAGTAACTCCAATCTATCGAACAAGCCGATATATTTTTCATAAACTGGATTTTTCTGCATCAATCCGATGTAAAAACAACCTTGAAGAATATTTATGACGTTAAAAATCCGTTTAGATGAATGTTTTGAAAGAGCCGTTTGAAAAGTTGTTAATGTTTTGTTTCCGAAATCTCCATCTGTTAAAATGTCTGAATAAAGTTTTTGGTTATTATTTAAGATATTGAGAGTAGTCTGTAAAATAATTGTTGCTCGTTCAATTCCAGTATTAACAGAAAGTTCAAATAGTTTTGAAGAAATCAAATCTGGAAGAATATCGCAATTCATTTTAGTCCAAAAATGCTCGTAATAAAAATCACGAACAAAGAGTTCTAGTTTGAGGTTTGCTTTTAAGATTTCGAGAAACTGTTTTGAATCTTTCGCTTGGTCGATGAACATCCATCCAGTCCAATTAGGAAAATTATTGCGAGAAATTCCCCAATAAGTTTCACCGCCTTTGTCGTCTTTATCGTTTGAATAAACTCCTTCGAGTTTTAAAAGTTTTGTTAAACTTTGCAAAAATGTTTCATTCATAAAATTATCTGATAAAAATTAAATAATGAATGATAATTGATAAAAAAAGCGGAATAAATCTTAAATAAAACGGCGGAACCCCGATTTTTGCATCAATCCAAACGATGAAGCAATCCCACCAATCCCATTTACCTTGACAAGTAGGGATTGTGAAAATTGAGCGATTAACTCCTAAATCAAAGAATAAATCGTGAGCAACGATTCTTATTGAAACAGAAATAAGAATCAAGCTAAAAGTAGAAAGTAAAAAGGTTAAAGGGAAAAAAGAACTTGCAAGGAGTAAAGCAATAATTATATGCCAAATTGCGAACTGGTATGTATCCCATGTGTGCCATTTGCCTTTATAGTAATTTGCAAGGATTTTTGCTTGTGGTGATGTTGGTTGAGGATGTTGGTTTGTTTCTTTTGTAATAAAAGAATCGTGAGTTCCCTCGATAAAATAAACGATGAACCAAAAAGCGATAAAAATTAGTAAAGCAATCATTTTTATTATTCTCCTTTTTTTCTTCCCGAAAGCGTTCGGGAGAAGCTTTGACAATATATTATTATACTTTCTTTTGCCTTGATGCAAAAGAAACAAAAAATCAAGGCTATCAGAAATCGGCTAAAATTTACTTCACTTCGCTACAGAAAAAGAACTCCACCAAAGAACGGTGTCAAACAGCTTTTTCTGTTTAACTCTCAGCTTGTAAATTTCTTAACGCTGATTTCTTGAGGCCGTTTAAAGGTCAAAAGACCGACATTGTTTTTTAAGAGCTATTTTTATTTTTGTGTATTATTGATAATTAAAAATATTATTGCACCGAAGCTCGCGAAGAAAAATAGAATGGCGGTAATTGCTTTTGCGATGTTACCGCTTGTAAGGATTGATTCTTTGATGTTTAATTTCATTCTTGAATCAATCATTTCTGTAATTTTTGGGTTTGCAACTGGGCAATTTTTGTCGTGATTTTGGATAAACGACAAAATAGAAGTTAGCGAAGCGTTTAATTCTGATAAATTGTTTTTTATGTGCAAGCCTTCGTAAAGATTAAGCGGAGTATTGAATAATTCATCTCTATCTTTTGCAGTTAGATTGCTTAAATCGTTAATGTTTACGATTGTTCCGTTTTTTAGTTTATAGCAATTATCAGTCATAGAATTATTGAAATTAGTTAAAAAAAGCGGAGCGGTTAAGCTCCGTTTTAAGATTAGAAAGATTATTTAAGCTGGCACTATGCCAATAATATAGTAGTCTTTTAATTGCGACAGTTCAAGTCTCGCAATATTTTCAGCAGATTCGATTGAATCGGCTTGAATTGTTAAGACAGACTCGGCACCATAAAGGTTTTTGATTTTGCATAAAAAAGTAGTCATAATATCTCCTTAGTTCACTTGAATATTGTTAAAGAAAAGATTGGTACCATCATCATAAATCTTTTCGTTTAAGTAATTTTTTGTTTCGAGAAGTGTTCCAGCGTCATTATATTTTTTAATGCTTGCAAGACTATTGCTAGCATAAACGAGATTAAAATAATCTGAGTTATAGCTAATAGAATGAAGTTTTGAAAGTCCATTACCGATATGAAGTCCTATTTTTGCGTTACCTATTGCCGAGTTATCTACATAAAGATATGTGGAAGTTTTCATCAAGCCCAAGTAAGCAGTTTTAGGGTCACCACTTGGGAAGCAAGTAATAAAATTGCTACTAAAATTCCTAAAATCAAATTGTTTGAATTCGGGTTCAAAGCCAATAGCAAAAGAGATAGCACCAGTAAGAAATTTAAATGATGCCTCTATACTCAAGCCGAATATACCTCTCCAACCAGATGTTGATGTTGAAGCTTCGCCAGTTCCACCAATTACTTTAAGAACATTTACGAAACCCGTTATAAAAGCGAAATCACTTGAAATACGTGCATTTTTCAAATCGATTGTAAAACCACTATCCGAAGTAAATTTGCTATTAGGCATACCACCGCCGAAAAGAGCTGGATAACTTGTAGGAGTTCTTCCCTCGTAACCAATCAATCTTAATTTATCCCAATAAGCGAATCCGACTTGATTCCAAGCATAATTAAAATCTTGTTGGCACAAAGAAAATTCAGTATTGCTGGCTGAAAGCCAAAACAGAGTCCAAGTATTAACTGCATTTGGATCAAATTGAATATTTGCCGGATTATCATTTCTAATGGGGTTTGGTTCTCCATTTCTAACCCATTCATAAAAACCGATTACATCGGGTTTAGCAGAAGATTCATTAACAAAAGTACCAACCCAACAAATGCGGACAGTACCGTTATTTGAAGTTATTAAAGGTGTGTTGCCCTCTGTAATATAATGTTCACCACCATGCAAAAGGATTATAGCGTGAGCACCTTTAATGTCGTAAGGTAACAATGAAACAGCTTTTGCAATGCTTTTTACTGCGGTTTTCCAAGTAGCACCATCATTGTTATCGTCTCCAAGTTCGGGGTCAACCATAATTCTTATACCAACTAAAGTAGAACTCCAAATGGGAGTAATATTTGCAAGTGGGAAATCGTCATAGACCACAATATCGGGGTCAAAATCTGATTTTTTGAGCCAATTATTTATTCTTCTCATTATATCCTCTTAGTTAAGAAGTACGCGAATAATATCACCGGCAACAACGGAGGAATCGAGAGCTTTACCAAAAACAAATTTATCGTTTGTGGTTGTAGCAATCGCTTTAGCGTTTGCGTCTGATTTGACTAAATCTCCGGCAGTGATAATATCTCCAGAAACTACAAGAGCGACACCATTTACCATAACTGGAGCTTGTTCGGTTGCAAGAGTATCGGCATTAAAAACACCGAGAGGAACATCAGTTGCGTTTGCAAGTCCACCGCCAACATTTGCGATAAGATTTTTAGTGACATCAGTTAAAGCAGTAACTGATAAAATCAAAATTGGGTTTTCGGTTTTCATAATATTTTATTTCCTTAAGTTATTTAATAGTTTAGTTGTGCTATATTTTCTTCCCGAAAGCGTTCGGGAGAAGCTTTGACAATATATTATTATACTTTCTTTTGCCTTGATGCAAAAGAAACAAAAAATCAAGGCTATCAGAAATCGACTAAAATTTACTACACTTCGCGACAGAAAAAGAACTCGTTCCGACTAAGAACATGTCGGAACTCAAACAGCTTTTTCTGTTTAACGCTCAGCTTGTAAATTTCTTAACGCTGATTTCTTGAGGCCGTTTAAAGGTCAAAAGATTGACAAAATTTTTAAGAACGATTACACTTTTTTTATTTTTTCGCCTTTGATTTTGCAATTTTTGGCGATTCAATTTTATTTTCAGTTTCAGAATCAACGATTTCAGTTGTTTCGGGAACTGTTTCTCCTGTAGTCTCGTTTTCTGTTTCGGGAACTATTTCTTGCTGAGGTGCTTCAATTTTATCAAGATTCCAAAGCAGATGACTATCTTTATCAGAGTAAGGGAATAAATCACCTACTCTGTAAAGTTTTTTGTTTTTGAAAATAGGAGTATCTTTAACGATAAACATAATAACCTCCTATGCCAAACAATCGATTATTAAGAAACCCGCATCGGCACCAACGATTTTAGGAACGAACAAATCGGTATTTCTGACAACTTTAACTTTTCCCTTTTCATCGTAAGTATCGACCAATGGATAGTTTTTCATTTGCAAAGTGTAGCCAAAACTTGGTTCGTAGAAAGTTCTTTTTTCTAAAGCATTTGAAGTCCGAGCTTCTGGAACGTAAGCAATAACGACAGTATCATTCCAAACATCTTGTAAATCTCCGCTTTCATCTTCATAAACAGAAGAAGCGACATAAAGAGCATCGAACTGCAATAATTGACGAAGTAAATCAGAAGTAATAACCGCGTGTTGCGTGTATTTTACTTTGTCAGTAATTGAAGGATGGTTTTTGAGTGCAACGAAAACATCATTTGAGATTACAATTACATTAGGATTTTTTGCAATTTGAGAACGTACAGCGGAGCGTGCTGAATCGATAATTGTTATTGGGTCTGATGTAGGGTCGTTAAACTGGTCAGAAGCAGCTAACGTAACTTTGTTAGAAGCTGCAAAGTTAAGTGGATTTTGAGCCATTTCAGCACACAATTTTTCTTTACGAAGAGCGATTGCATCAGTAACAACGTTAGTTGCTCGCATTTTAAGATTTAGCATATCTTCGTTTATTTCGCGATAATCGAGCGGATATTCCAAATCGTGTTCAGCAAGAACAAATTCGATTGAAGTATTAACAGTCGGATTGATTCGATTTGAATTAGCTCGAATAGCTCTTTCTGTGTTGTAGATTTTAAAAGCTTCTTTTGTGAACTGAGGTATTTTTCCAGCTTCTTTAGTAACAGAAACTAATGGAAACAACTTATCGGCAACTAAGCCAGAATTTGAATAACCACGAGCTAACTGAGTTAGAACTGGGTCAACGATACGAAGAGCAGCTAAAGTACTTGGCATAATTATACCTCACTATTTTTATTGATTAAAATATTTAATGCTTCAGTGAAAGAAATAGATTCTTCCTCTGAAAGTTGAGTTGCGTCATTAAAAAGTTTAAGAGAATCCTTATCCACATTTAAAGCTTCGAACTCTTTTGAAGACTTTCGTCTTTGAGCAAATTCAACTTTTTTAAGAACTTCATCCGTTTGGAAAGGTTGGATTAAATCAGCAAGCTCTTGAAAATTGGAAAGGATTTTAGACTGATCGTCTTGAGAAAAATCAAGTGATTGAAAATATCCAAGAATAGCTAAGATTTTGTTTTTGATTGCTGGAGTTAAATTATCCAATTGCAATTTTTCAGCAATATTTCTTTGAAAATAAGCTAATTCGATTTTGAGGTTTAATTCATCAATTTTTGCTTGTAATTCAGATTGAACAACTTGGTCGTTTTGAACTGGGAAAGATTGCATAAATTCAAGAATCTTAGCAACATCTGATTTAAGAGAATCGAACTCAGCTTTTGAGTCGCTTTCTTTATCTTCTTCATCTTCATCAAGTTCGATTTCAGAAAACTCCATTTCAAAGGATTCCGATTCATCTGCATTTAGATTTAATTCTTGCAAACCTTTGACGGCTGGCAAAGCTCCACCAAGAAAACCGACGTGATTAAGTGAAAGAGTTCCGTCTTCATTTTGTTTAAGAGAAACAGAACGATTTTTGTATATCTTTTGTTTTACGAGGTCTAAAAATTCTGGAACTAAATCAAAAGCTTCGGCAAAAAGAGATTCCCCTTTTAAGAAAAGATTTTTAATCCACCCAAAAGCTGGTGAATTAGTTTTAGGATGACCAACAACAATTGGAGTAGGTTCTGTGTGATTTTGGATAATTGAATTTAAGTCATCGAGAGAATAATCCTTAGCAACTCCGTTACTTGATGTATGCTTTCCGACTTTGAAGATTTCGAGCGTCATAATTTCCCCCCGGAAATGATTAACTGATAATTAATAAAGCAAAATATTTATAAATTTTGATTTTAATATAAACTTATTGTATTATATTGTCAAGTATAATTCTAAAGCATTTGCTTTATCAGATAATTAAAGTTGAAAATTATGGCAAGACCGAAAAAAGACATTAACGGAAAGAGCGTACAACGATTAGCAAGCTATGGACTAAATAATTCAGAAATAGCCGAATATTTTGAGGTAGATGAAAGTACAATAAGAAAGGGTTTTCCCGAATTTCTGACAAAAGGAAGATTGGCGTTAAAAACTAAGCTAAGGAAAGCGCAAATAAGGGTTGCGTTAAAAGGAAATGCTACAATGTTAATTTGGTTAGGTAAAAATATGTTAGGACAAAGTGACAAAACAGACGAAAATAAAGAGTTTGGAATAACAATTACTCGTTCTAAAGTAAGTTTTGCGGATTTGAAGAATGAAGATAGAGATTGAAATAAAGATGTCGTATCATGAAAAACAAATAGAAATTTTTGCCGACAAAATAAGATTCAAAGTCATAGCCAAAGGTCGAAGATTTGGCTTAACTCGTGGAATGATGTATTATGCAATTGATACTGCAATAAACGGGAAAGGTAAAAAAATCTTGTGGGTGGACACAACCTACGCAAACATATCAAGATACATACAAAGATATGGTATGCCATACTTAAAGCAAATACCAAAAGCATTTTTCAACTGGAACAGAACCAATAACGAAATGAAATTTATAGTCTCAAAAGACGGTGAAGAATCAATAATAGATTTTCGTTCTGCGGATAGACCAGAAAATATTGAAGGATTTGGATATAATCTGATAATCATAAACGAAGCTGGAATAGTTTTGAAAGATGAAAATCTTTGGCTTGAATCAATCAGACCAATGATGTTAGACTACAAAGCATGTGCGATAATTGGTGGAACACCAAAAGGAAAAAAGCACAAAGGAAAAGAGCATTTATTCTATAAATTAGCAAAAAAGTGTGAACCCCCTCTAAATCTCCCCCTTGAAAAGAGGGAGACTTTTGAAAATATGAAGGAGTTGCAAAAGCCTGAACAAGGTAATTTGTTTCCCGACGCTGTTGAAAACAACATAAATTGGAAGTTTTATAACTATTCGAGTTATGATAATCCGATGTTAGAAAAAGCGGAAGTTGATGAATATGTTTCAGAAATTTCTCCAGCTTTGCGGGACCAAGAAATATATGGATTATTCGTAGATGCGGATAGTGAAAGAATCATAAAAAGAGAATGGTTTAACGTAACAACGAGCTTAAATTTAGGTGCAAACAAGCCGTATATTTTGCAAAGTTGGGACACTGCATTTAAGAAAAACCAAGAAAACGATTATTCGGTTTGTACTACTTGGTTTGTTTTTCAGAATTACTATCGTTTAGTTGATATTTTCCGCGAAAGATTAGAATTTCCCGAATTAAAGCGAAAAGTAATTGAATTGAATAATGAATTTATGCCAAATGAAATAATTGTAGAAGACAAAGCGAGTGGAACGAGTTTAATCCAAGAATTGCAAAGAGAAACGAAATTGCCGATAAAAGCAATTAAAGTCGATAATGATAAAGTTAGTCGAGTTCACTCTATTACTCCAATAATCGAAAGTGGAAATGTTTCGTTAAATACAAATATGGATAATATCAGTCCTTTTTTGGATGAATGTGAAGATTTTCCTAATGGTGAGTATGATGATATGGTGGATAGTATGAGTCAAGCTCTTGAATATTTGAGGAATAGACCGCAAGCGGATATTCCGAAGCCGATTAGTAGAAAGTTTGTTAGGAGGAAGATTTATTAAAGAAAATAGCACGCGGATTGAACGGAGCGGACTGATATGAACGGATTGAATTTTTAATACCAAAAGATGAACCGCAAAGACGCGAAGACGCGGAGGAATTTATAAAACACAAATTTGAACCACTAAGACGCGAAGACACGAAGGATTTTCTAAGGGAAAAAGCATGGGAACGCTGATTATTATGATTTAGCTGATTTGCGCGGATGAGGTTTTTAATTAGCATTTTAGATTTATGCCGTATTTAG